AAGGAGAGAAAGGTGATAAAGGAATTCAAGGAGAGAAAGGAGAGAAAGGTGATAAAGGAATAGAAGGTATTATTGGACCTACTGGACCTACTGGACCTACTGGACCTACTGGACAACGTGGTTTAGATGGGGACCGTTTTGCATGTAAAACACAAAATGCAACAAATATAAAACCTACAACAAATTGCATAATAGCTTTAACTATAGAAACAGGTTTAGCCTACATAAGTGGCAACTCTATTATTGTATCAGAAGTTGCAAAAACATTAGATGGTGAATTAAATACATTTGAAGGGACAGTACAATATTATAATAAAGAAAGTGGACAACTTATTATTAAAAATATTGTAAATATACATGGAGATTTTGATAATGACGAATTAACATATTATCATATTAATTTAGATGGTGTAGATGGTGCACCTGGAGAAATAGGACCTACTGGACCATCTGGAGAAATAGGACCTACTGGACCATCTGGAGAAATAGGACCTACTGGACCAATTAACTTTTCAAAAACAGTAGAATCTTTGAATTTAATAGATAATACATTAATTATACCAGAACAAACATTTCCAATTACATATTATTATATGAAATTCAATAATGGTGATGAATTAAGGAACCTTCAAAGTAATTTAAAAAATAACGAAACAGCAAATATTGTAATAGAATTATGTGATTTATCCTTTTGTGAAATTTCAAGTGCTACTATTTCAAGCATGTTTGATGAAAAAACAATTTGTAATTTTAAAACAAATATAATATTAAATAAAGATGATTCTTTTGTTATTTTGAAAATTTATAATATTAATAATTTAAATATAATTGAATGTGTTTCATTTTACAAAAATAATTATAAATAAATTCACTGAAATGTGTGGTTTACACATACAACATTCCCAAATTCCTGGAATAATCTTGTTCTTCCTTTCTCTTTTTCACCTCCTCTATTTTAAGAAAATTCTCAAATCCTTTCTCTAAATCCTTTTTCATTAACTTTTTCTTATCATCTTCAGATTTACAAAATACTCTTCTGCTATGTGCAATTTTTACCTTTGATAATAATGTCTCAATATCTCTTCCATAAAACTTAAAATATACTGCATTCTTTTCAAACCATTTATCATTTATGGATTCATCTATTTTCCAATCTATTCCTGCAACTTTTTTCAAGAAAATATCATATAATTCCTTACCATTATATTGACCAGTTTTGAATCGCCATGTAAATCTAGATTCTAATCCTTGATTATACGCAAAAAAACAATCTTTTAACTCAGATTCATAACCTGCAATAATAACCATCAATTTATCTTTATGATTACTCAATGCTTCACACAAAGTATCTATACACTCTTTTGAAAATGAATCTCTCTTCTCTGCATTTCCAAGAGAATAAGCTTCATCAATAAAAAGAACTCCTCCTAAAGATTCATTTATTGCATCATTAGTTTTTGCTGCTGTTTGTCCAAGGTATCCCGCAACCAAATCTGTTCGTGTTACCTTTTTAAATGTACCTTTCTTTAAAATATCTAGCTTACTAAATATTTTACCAATTATTTTTGCTACTTCCGTTTTACCTGTTCCAGGTGGTCCATAAATTACAGTGTGCATGAAATCACCACTAAATGAATTATTTGATGTTTTATGTAAATCTTGTATAAAATAAAGAATTTGATCCAAAATATTTTCCTTCAAATCTTTCATTCCAACCATATTATTTAATTTCTCCAAATGTGGCTGAATATTATACAGAGCATTCATATTAATATTATATTCTTTATTATCATCATATGGATTATCTTTTATAAGTTTCAATAAATCATCAATATTATTTATTTCTGCAGTTATATTTACTCTCTCTTTAATCTTTTGTGAAATTTGTTGTTCTAAATTTGCATTTGGTTTGATTATGAATTCTCTTTGATTTTTTAAAGCACTAAATAAACGTTTCTTATAAAGTTGGTTCATTAATTGATATGAACCATATAAATTCGGGTCAAATTTATCTGCTTTATATTTCAAAATATCCTTATAATTCCATCCATTAAATAATGAAAAATTCTCAAAGTTCTCGTTTGTTTTATTTAAGAATTTATCTAATTCTTCTTTATTACTACAACAAGTTTCATCCTTTGTTTTTATTGTTTTTATTTCTGTTTTTGTCTTTGGTGTAACTTGTCTCTCTTCCTCATTACATTTTTTATTATTTTCATCAAGTAAATCAATGACTTCTCTCATTAATGTATTTGAATATACCTTTATTTTTATATCTTATTCATAATCATTCTATTTTACAAAAGCAATCCAAAATTAGTGAAATGCACACTATCTTATTTATTTTTATAATGTATATTTGAAAACAATTTAAAAATAAATTGAAATATAAAATATCTAAATGATTCAGTCACATATCCCTACATCAGAGTATAAAAGCACTATGAAAGCTTCCTCGTTCGAAAATACTAATGATGCCATTGAAGATATGTTTGACGCTCATAAAGATCAATATATTGAAACTCCCTGGACTATTATTAATTCTTATTTCAAAGGGACACATTTAGATAAACTAGTCAGACATCAATTAGAATCTTATAATAATTTTGTTAATTACCAAATTATTAAAACTATTGATATGTTTAATCCAGTAAATATTGCTTCTGAGCAGGATTATGATCCAAAATCTGGAAAATATGCTTTAGAAATATCTATTACTTTTGAGAATTTTCATATGTACCGACCACAAATTCATGAAAATAATGGTGCAACTAGTCTCATGTTTCCTCAAGTAGCACGACTACGCAATTTCACTTATGCATCCTCAATGACAGTTGATATTAATATAAAGTTTCTTGTTAGAACTGGAGAAAACTTAGAAAATACTCAGACATTTTATAAAACTCTACCAAAGATTCATATTGGAAAAATGCCAATTATGTTGAAATCCAATATTTGTGTCTTAACTCAATACAAACATGTTGAAAATGTACACACTGGAGAGTGCAAACATGATGCTGGTGGATATTTCATCATTAATGGTTCTGAAAAAACTGTTCTTGGACAGGAACGCGCTGCAGAAAACCGTGTTTATTGTTTTAATATTTCAAAGAACAATACAAAATATAATTGGAGTGCCGAAATAAAATCTGTACCTGATTTCAAATGCATTTCTCCAAAGCAAATCAATCTTTATTTATCTTCTAAAAATAACGGATTCGGATTTCCTATTTATGTTCAATTGCCGCGTTTGAAACAGCCAATCCCGCTTTTCATTGTGTTTCGTGCATTAGGCATTATTTCTGACCAAGAAATTTGCCAGAAAATCTTGCTCAATATTGAAGCAAGTAAAGAGAAAGAAGTCTTACAAGGATTACAAGCCTCTGTAATTGATGCAAATACACATCTAACACAAGAGGAATGCATCAGATATATTACAACATTTGCAATGTATACTCCGATTAATATGGACAAGGAGACCGGTGCAAAGAAGAAGCACGAATTTACACTAGATATTTTAAACAGTGATTTATTTCCTCATTGCAGCACACCTCTTCAGAAAGTAATGTTTCTCGGATATATGGTATATCGTTTGTTAGAGGCAAGTTTTGAATGGGTTAATACCGATGACCGCGATTCTTACATTAATAAACGTATTGATTTAACTGGTACTTTGCTAAATAATTTATTTCGCAATTATTTCAATAAATTGGTGAAAGATATGGAGAAGCAAATTATAAAGGAAATTAATACAGGATCATGGAAATCTACTGATGATTATTTGAGGATTATAAACGAGACAAATATTTACAAAATTATTAAATCTACTACTATTGAAAATGGAATCAAACGCGCTTTATCTACTGGTGATTTCGGAATTAAACATGTTAGTAGTAATAAAGTAGGTGTTGCGCAAGTTCTGAATCGTTTAACTTATGTTGCAAGTTTGAGTCATTCTAGGCGAATTTCCACCCCCACAGATAAAAGTGGTAAACTTATTCCACCTAGAAAGTTGCACAATACAACATGGGGATTCTTATGTCCAGCGGAATGTTTTGACCCTGAAACTCAAATTTTAATGTGGGATGGTTCGGTTAAACTTGCCAAAAATATAATAGTTGGTGACGAACTTATTGATGATAATGGAAAAATGACTAAAGTTCGTAGTACTTGTGCTGGATTTAAGAATATGTATGATGTTATTCCTGATAAGGATAATTTTATGCAACATCGCGTTACCGATAATCATATTCTTAGTCTTCGCATTAGACAACACAAAAATATTTTGAATTGTAATCGTAAAGATAGAAAATATAAATATTCTGTAAAATTTCTGAATAGAGAAACCAATAAAATCCAAGAAAGATATTTCACTTCTTTAAAAGAAGCAGAGGAATTTGTTAATAGTTTTGATGACGATGATACACTGGATATTACAATTGAGAATTATTTAAAACTAAACAAAACTACAAAGAACCATTTGGTTTTATTCAAAGTAGAAGGAATCCACTGGACCAAGAAAGAAGTTGAAATGGACCCTTATTTGCTTGGTATGTGGTTAGGAGATGGTCTTAGTGACGGATCAGGATTTACATTAAATTACAAAACAGACCATGAGACACTAGCCTACTGGGAAAAATGGGCAGAAGAAAATGGAGCAATAATTACAAAAGATGAAAGATATAGTTTCTCAGTTGTATCTAAGAAAAATAAAGATGCTGCTGCTGCTGAATTATGCAGTTTTGTAGAAGAAGCTCCACTAAAAAAATATCTTTGTAAATATAATCTTCTGAAGAACAAGCATATTCCGAATGAGTATCTTACAAATGATAGAGACACAAGATTGAAGGTTTTGGCAGGATTAATAGATACTGATGGTTCAGTTAGGGCAGAAGGCCGTGAAATTCGCATTTGTCAAGGACCTGCTAATTATAGAATAATTGAAGATGCTCATAAATTGGCAATGTCTCTGGGATTTTCGTGTGGTGTTAAAGAAGGAAGAAGTCAATGGAATGACGAGAAAAGTGGAGAAAAAAAGTTTAGTACCTATAAAGAACTAACAATTACAGGACATAGAATCTGTGAAATCCCAACACTTCTTCCACGAAAGAAATTAACGAGTATAGAGAACAAAACACAGCTTTTAAGAAGCAAATCATTTATGTCCAGTAAATTTAGCTTGGTAGAAAGTGGAATTGGACCTTATGTTGGATGGCAACTACACGATAAACGCGGTAGATTTTGCTTTAAAGATGGTCTCATAGTACATAATACACCTGAAGGTGCTTCAATTGGTGTGGTAAAAAATCTGAGTTATATGTCACATGTGACCATAAGTTCCAATTCAATGCCAATTTATGAATATGTGATGCCAAATATTTTGGATATTGCCAGTTTAAAAACCGAGGAATTATATGGAAAAACAAAAATATTTATTAATGGTGCATGGGTTGGTATCAGCAATGATCCTTTAAGTTTATACAACATGTTGAAAGAAAAGAAATATCGTGGGATTATAAATATTTATTGTTCTATTGTATTTGATTATAAGAGAAATGAAATAAGAATTTGTAATGATGCTGGTCGTATTACGCGTCCTTTATTAAGAGTTCGTGATAATAATATACTTTTGAAAAAATCTCTTGTTAATGATCTAGAAAAGGGCAATTTAGTTTGGGATGATTTATTAACTAATTCTAAAATTAATGAATCTATTATTGAATATATTGACCCAGAAGAGCAAAGTTGGTCATTGATTGCAATAAAACCAAGTGATATGATTCCTAAGCATAACATTGCCGAAATTTACAGATATACACATTGTGAAATTCATCCTAGTACTATGTTTGGAATATTGGCATCATGTATTCCATTTCCAGAGCATAATCAATCACCAAGAAATACGTATCAAACAGCACAGGCAAAACAAGCAATGGGAGTTTATGCTACAAATTATGCAGAGCGAATGGATAAGACAGCTTATGTGTTAAATTATCCTGCGAGACCAATGGTAGATACTCGTGTAATGGATATGATTCATATAAATAAGATACCATCTGGATGTAATGTTGTTGTAGCAATTATGACACATACTGGATATAACCAAGAGGATTCATTGCTTTTCAATAAAGGTTCTATTGATCGTGGATTATTTCAAACAACTATTTATCATACAGAAAAAGACGAGGATAAACAAAAAATTAACGGAGATGAAGAAATTCGTTGTAAACCAGATGCATCTAAAACAAAAGGAATGAAATTTGCGAATTATAATAAAGTAAATAGTAAGGGACTCATTCCTGAGAACACACTAGTAGAAAATCGCGATGTAATTATTTCTAAAGTTGTTCCGATTAGAGAAAATAGGAATGACCATACTAAAGTAATTAAGTATGAAGACCAAAGCAGAATTTACAGAACAGAAGAAGATACATATATTGATAAGAATTATATTGACAGAAATGGAGATGGTTATAACTTTGCAAAAGTACGATTGCGTGCTGTTAGAAAGCCTGTGATTGGTGACAAGTTTTCATCAAGAAGTGGACAAAAAGGTACGATTGGTAATATTATTCCAGAAGAGAATATGCCTTTTACTAGTACAGGATTGCGACCTGACTTGATGTTGAATCCTCATGCAATCCCTTCACGTATGACAATTGCACAACTAAAAGAGACGTTAATGGGGAAAGTTTTGATAGAACTGGGTTTATTTGGAGATGGTACAAGTTTTGGAGAACTTGATATTAATGTTGTGAGAGATGAATTGATAAAATTAGGGTTTCAAAGTTCAGGTAATGAAGTTTTATATAATGGACTTACAGGTGAACAAATAGAATGTGATATCTTTATTGGTCCAGTGTTTTATCAAAGGTTGAAACATATGGTGATTGATAAGGAACATAGCCGTTCCATTGGACCCATGGTAAATTTGACAAGACAACCAGCAGAAGGTCGTAGTAGAGATGGAGGGCTTAGATTTGGTGAGATGGAAAGGGATAGTATGATATCACACGGAGCTGCACGTTTTACTAGAGGTCGTATATACGACGCATCAGATAAATATCAAGTATATACTTGTAAAAAGTGTGGACTAGTGGCAGCATATAATGATAAAGTACATATACACAGATGCAGAACTTGTGATAATCGTACAGATTTTGCTTATGTAGAAATTCCTTATGCTTGTAAGCTGTTGTTCCAAGAATTAATAACTATGAATATTGCACCCAGAGTTATTACAGAAAATTAAAAATTAAATAGATTTTATTTATTACACCAACCAATTTTAAGATATTTTTAAGATATTTTTAAGACATATCATGAAATTTATTGCATATTTATCCAACTACATATTTTCCATTTCCCCTTATTAAAGATATTTTAGTTAATCAAGTACGCTCACAAAATAATATTTTTACCTTTAAAATGACCTTGCAAAATAAGTAATTATTTATACTATTATAAATAATTGATTTTTAGAAATGATTTTCTATAGCTTTTATATATATGACATCAATCGGTTATACTAATCTTTATGGCTCAGTGGGTCCAACATTAAGGATAAATGGACTTGGACCTCGTTTTATAGCACAATATGGTACTCAGTTTTCTTTAGGTAGAGGTATTCCTGGTTTTATCCCACAAAGACTTGTAGATAATGATTATGGTTATGAGGATTATATGCATGACCGCGACATTGTTGTTGAAGGTTGGAATACAAATTACAGAAGAGAGATAAATGCTCTTTCTGGTAAGCCTGCGAGGGCCATTACTCCTTTTCGTGCAGTAACTAATTCAGGCGATTTGTTAAGTCGTAAGTATTATACTTGTGGCGGTCCTTGCCAGACATTTCAGAGCAGACCAGGTATGTTTGGTTTAAAGCAAAGATTTGGCGCTATTATGTTTAAATGTGATGGAACAAATGTAGCACCAGCTGCATGTAATACAAGATACGTATATGATAGTTCTGATTATGCAAGATATTTAAAGCAACGCTCTATCAACCAAACATATAATAACTTATCAAACGGTGGAAACGATTCTAATGCTGGTCAAGTTGCATGGCGTGCTATTCGCAGATATTAAATATGCAAAGGTATAAAACAAAAACAAATTATATATTATTTGTTCAATAATAAAATAATAATATATAATAAATGACCACAATAGCTTATCATCAATATACTAATATTCCATATTCAGGCGGTTCGTATAACTCTTATCCAATTCCTGGTCCAATGAGTACAAATAAAACACCTGGAGGGATTCGTTATAACCATACTTTAGGTGTATTACCAGGTGTTCATCCAAATCCTCCACAATTTTCACCAGCTGATGGAGCAAGTGAATTTTCCAATTCAAGGCGTTATTATTGGCGTACTGCTCAAAGTGTAAATGCCCAAGCAGCAGCTACAGTTTTAGCAAAAGCATCAAGACCAACTAATTATACAGCTTATACAAGTCAAAGACAATATCCAGTTTCAACTCATATGAATTATATTGCGCCGAAGGAATCATCTCAAAGAACTGAAATGTTGAAGGCCAAAGCAGTAGGTAAAAGTTCATATAAAATTGGACTTCCAACAAATGCACCACTTTCATACAAAAATTATAATAAAAATGATGTTAAAACTGCACTTAAATTTGCAAGATCTGGAGGATGTGTTGCACCTGCAAAGAAGGGGTCTATTTATAATACTACTTTATGCAATGGTCGTGTATGTGCATGGGGAGCTCAAGTAAGTTCAACTTATTCGTAAAATTATTCAAAATCTGTAGAATCTCTATTGACATTTTTAAAAATATTTGCATATTCATTATTATTGACTAAACGTTTAGAAACAACAAGAACATCATCTGCATTTTTGAAATTATTTTCATTAATAGTTTTAATTAATAAGTTAACATAAGAATGTGTCCTTTTTCCAAAATTATATTTTAACTTAACCCATTTATCTCGCAATTGTTTAGATGATAAATATGATAAAAATGTACCAACCCATACATGATTCTTTGTAAGAGTTAAATTTTCAGTTAATATCCTATCTTCTATTGCTTGAAATATTTTATTAGCAATAAAGTTTATTGTAATTTGATTATCACCTTTTTGATTATTATATTGATGAGATTGCTGTTCATCATTTAAAAATTTAAATTTAAGTGAATTTATAAAATTTGGACATTTTTCATAATTATCTGACATTTCTTTATTAATATTAATAAATCCTCTATCTATCATATTTAAGGTAGATTCATTTACTGCTTGATTATATTGAGTATTTAATTGAAAATATAATAATAAAACACTTGTTATAGTCAATAAACCAGTAAGAACATTTATTTTATTAATAAACTCATTACTAAATAAATATCCTTTATAAAAAATTGACCCAATTGTTAAAGAAATAAAAATAAATTGTACAATTAATATTATGTACATAAGAAAAATAAGGTCCATATATTATAATTATATAAATAAAATATTATTTATTAATATTATAAAATGAATAATTATTTAATAGAATTTTTAGGAACATTGTTTTTATCTTTTGTTATTTTTGCTACAGGTAATTATTTAGCAATTGGTGCTGCTTTAGCAGTTTCTGTTTTACTTGTTGGTCCAATTAGCAGTGCTGCGTTTAACCCTGCTATTACACTTGCTTTATTGGCTGCTGGTAAAATAGCAACAAATGATGTTATTCCTTATATTGTTGCTCAAATTGCTGGAGGTTTAGCAGGTTTTGAATTAGTCAAAATGTTTATGAAAAAATAAATATCAAAATGTTTATTAAAATTTATATTTTCTGTATTTATGTTATACAATGGATAATTATGGAGCAGGAGCAGGAGCAGGAGCAACAGAAAATATGTATAATGAACAAGAACTAGGAATGGGACCATCAACATCAACATTTTCAGCACCATCAGCAGCACCATATGTAGCACCAGCAGCAGCACCATATGCAGCACCACCAGCAGCAGCACCATCATATTCATCTGACGCATCTAAAAATGTTTGTCCTCCTGGTACAATACCTGGAGATTTATGGGGATGTAAACCATCAAATAATTGTCCAGATGGAAGTGCTAAACCTTGGCATGGAATTTGTCCAAAATCATGTAATTATGATGAAGAAAAAACCTTTTATGGCTCTTGTAAAAAGAAAGGTTCATTTTTTGGTGGCAAAAAATCAGGAACAAAAAAACAAAATAGAAGAATGTATGGAGGAAGTGTTGCAATTCCTTATAGTCCAAATGTTTGGACAGAACCAGGACAGTATCCTTCTGCTGTTGGAGGTAGAAGAAGAAAGTATTCAAAAACTGCGCAAAAGCATAAAAAACATAGAAAAACCAATACAAAACATAAGAAAAATAAGAAACATAAGAAACATAGTAAAATTACACGTAAACATAGAAGAAAATAAATAAAAATATATATAATTTTTCAATAATATAAAATTACATATATTTTACATACTTTTTATTTGCCCTGTTTTTTTTCAATTATTTTATATAAAATATAAATACCTAAAAAACTTAAAGAAGCAAAATATAATTGAACAATTGGGTCATCAGGCATTGTTAATTCTGTATAATTTAAAGAATCCTTTTTATCATTTTGAAATGTTTCTCTACAAACTTGTCCAGTAACAGGATTTCTTCTATTATTAAAATTACAAGCATTAATATTAGTAATATCTGCTAATGCAACAAATTGTGTTTGATTTCTTACTACATTATTGTTATCAATTGTTTGCATAGTAATAGGTTGACAATCGGGTTTTGAACCAGCCATAAATGATCCCATAATAGCAAATGGATTTAAAACATTTAAATCACTCATAACACCAGGTATTAAACCTCTTAAACTTGAAAAATTAACACCCATTCCAGAACTAATAAATGGAATATTTCCATCAGGAACATTATTAATATAAATATAACGTTCGGCATCTTTTTTAGTATTTATATCTACACATTTACCTCCAGTTTGCAAGAAAAATTTATTTCCTAAAGGTCGCCCTGTTTTGGATGCATCACCTCCGCCACTTGCAACTAATTCTACATATCCAATGAGACCATTAACATTTCTAGTCATTTGTCTGATACTTCCTGAATCATTCATACCCATTTCAGAAGGCATTTTAATATTTTGCCAATAAGGATATGTAGGACCTAATAATCTTTCTTGAAGACTAGTTGGATTTTTTGCAGCATCTGTGAATATATTTGACATTTATATATATAAATAAATTTTTATATTATAAGTAATTTACTATATTTTACAATCTAAAGATAAGTAGTTAAACTATTTTTATCTTCTTTTATGTCATCTTCCATTGTAGCCTCACCATCTGCACCTGTTAACATACTTGTTTTGTCAGAAAAAGAATTAACAGCTTCAGCATTTTGTTCATTTAAACCCATAATTTGTTCATTTATTATTTTAATATCTTCCTCTAAGGAGTTTATTCTATTTTTCATATCAGGAATTTGATCAACTTCTTTTTTAAGAACCTCAATATTCCCAGCATTTTGTTTTCCTAATATAAGTGGGTCGTCGGGATAATCTTTATATGTTCCTGCAGAATTTTCTAGACCTTCTCTCTTACAAGAATTTAAAAATTGATATAATAAAAAAGAAAAGAAAAATAAAATTAAAAGGTTTACTAACATAATATAATATATTACATTATTTTTATTATTTTGTGTTTTCTTATTTTGTGTTTTCAAAAACTTTTTCTTTATTGTTTCTTTTATTTATTTCTTTTCTTTTTATATTTATATAATGTCTTCAGCAGTTTATCCTCTTGGAATGGAAACATATAATAATAGATTACCAACAGGCGGTTATCAAACTTGGAAAGGAACAGGAAGCCATTCATTTCCAGTTGCAGTAACTGCAGGTAATATTCGTCCACTTACAAATAAGGACCCTACAAATATTGCTCCTGCACCTTTTGGTAAGCCTCGTCCAATTAAGCTTTATCGTAAAGGAACAACTACTCCAGTACCTCTTATTGTTCAAGATTCAGCTAATCCAAATAATTATATTACTTTAAATACTAATCGTGCAGTAAAATCTTCTACATCATCTTCACTCATTGATCAAACAATGTGGAGACCAGGTCAATTCTCAGTAAAACAGAATCCTCCTACTGAAATAAATGAAGAAATACAATCAACTATTGATTGTAAAACATGTGATGGCATTGGATTAGTAACAAGTTTTAAACCGCAAAGATATTTGACAAATAATCCAGAACAAGTTAGTACAAATTATCCTGGAAGTATTCCAGGTATAGCAACAATTTGTTGTAATCCAGAGAGAAAGGCTCGTAGAATGTGCCTACCAACAAGTACAAATATTAGTAAAAATTATTTTCAAACTTTGCAACAATATCGTCAAAATAGATGTCAAACTTATGATCAGCGTGTATTTAATTTTAAAACAGGATTAGATAATGCGATTGATGCATTTGATTTAGAAAATAATCCATTAATTAGTCCTTGTCAACTTAAAAATGCTAAACCAGGTGACCCAATTGCTAGCTTAAATATGTATGTAGCGAATTGTTATCCTAGTATTGATTACTCAACAAGTTCACAAGCATATATTGTTTTACAAGCATTTCAATATATTAATGCTGCTGGTCTTTTGAGTCCTCAAGATGTAGCAAATTTTAACACTCTTAAAATAAAAACAATAAATGATTTCAATGCCTTTCTCTCTTCACTTGCTTCTGGAAAGACAGTTGAAGCAGTTGCAATCTTTGCTCGTGTGCTTTCAAATCCATATTTGGGTATGCGTTTATCTGGACCAAATAATCCTCGTGGTTGTAAATTGGTTGTTTATAAACCAAGTAACCCACAATTTGCAAATCAAGGAGGTGTTATGGCTAGTGCAAGAACATTAAAACTTGCAGTATCCACTATTGAAAAAAATATTTGCGGTTCAACAAATGGTGTTCAAAATAATACAAATATTGATTATTTAATGAATGCTGGTGGAAATCCAGATAATACATCTATTTACAAGGCAAAAGTGCCACCATGCAATGCAGCTTATTATGCAAAAGATGGTAATCCAAAAACATGCAATTCTTTTAAAAATTCATTAGATTATCAGAATAAAATGATTTCTCTTTTAGGTATTACATCGGCTGGACCAAGACCAGCTACAAATGGTGTTAGTACTGATTGGAGTGGTTAAATATAAATATAAAAAATGCATTATTCAATTTTTTCAATTTTTTCAATTTTTTCAATTATTTCATTAAGAATATTGAGTAATGAATCATCATCAAAATTATATTCATCATTTATCTTCTCTAGATTTTGAAGAGGATTTAAAAATATATTTTGTAAAATTAAATTTTCCTCTAAATGAGGTTGCAAAAAAATATTCACCTTATCTGTAAATTTATTATAAGGAATTTTAAATTTTTCACACATTTGAATGCATTTTTGAATATTTATTTTCTTTAATGTCTCTATTTTTTCATCTTTATTTTTATTTTTAATAATATTTATTACATTATCAATTGCCTCTAATTGTTGTTGACCAATAATTGCATTTGCCTCCTCTATTTTATTCAAAAAATAATAAGGTAAATCTTCTTCTATTAATGAACTTAATAAAAGATTAGGTTCCCTTATTAATATTTTCTTTAAGTTCTCAATATATATATTATTTTCATAAAAAGAAGATTCAAAAATTTTACAAACAATAAATTTTTCATTTGAAAAAATATTGGAAGTGTTTGGTTTTATTATGTAAACTTTTTCAAAGAGAGAAGTTAATAAGAAAATAATATCTAATATAACTTTATGAAAAATATTTCCAATTTTAATAATTGTTATACCATCCCTGCTTTGATAAATAAAAATATTTAGTAATGTTGAAATAATTTTCTGCAAATATGATTGTGTCAAAGTATCATCTTTATAAATTTCAAGGTTAATATCAAAATACATAAAATCAACATTATGTACATAACTTGTTTGTATGTTATTCAAACAACTTGATAAATCCATAGTTAAATGAATATCATGCATTTCTTCTCTCATCATATCCATACATTCTATGGTTGACTCTGGACAAGAACTAAAATGCATTGTTGTAATATTTTTTTTTGAAAAAGAATCAAATAAATTGAATATATGTGAAAGTTCCATTAAAATATAAAAAGAGTGAGAAGGCGGTTTCAATTTACTAACCGAAATTTTATAACTTGGAACTTTTGAAAAAAGAAATTCATAAGGATTTATCATTTTAAGGAAATCATTATTTAATGATTCCACTTCGTTTAATTGTTTATTCAAATAATGAAATAAACTATGTGATATATAATAATTATTATTTATATTATTGTTCAATTTTATATGTGATGTAATGTGTAAAATATTATTTTTTTTAGGTAATATGTAATAACTCATTATATTGAGGTTATTATATATATTGTTGATTGTTTAAGCAATTATTTCTTTATATTTTCCAAATAATAAATAAATATATAATATATAATATAATAAAATGTCCAAAAAAGTTTTTTCAACATATGGTGGAAAAAGTACAGTTGTTGGTCTAACAACTAAAGTATGCTGTAGTAATAAACCTAATAATATACCAAATCCTCCAAATCCTCCAAATCCTCCTCCTATTCCTCCTACTCCTAATAATATTTTATTAGCCCAACAATATCTTATTGAAAGAAATGCAGCAAGTCAAGCAAACTTTTCAGGTTATGTTTTTGGAAATGCATATACAAATGAAGAATATTTCATTGGTGAAGGTATTGGACAAAAATATGATCAAAATGGTAATTTAGTAAATAATGTTATTAATAAAAATATGATATGGAGATGGGCATCAATGACAAAATTATTGGGAATGATTATGTTTTGTAAAGCAGTAGAAGATGGATTAATCAATTCCTTAGATGACCCGGTATCAGATTATATACCTGAATTTTCTAACATAAATACATATATTTCTGGCTCATCATTAACATCGCAACCAAATGTTGATATATATGGAACACCAAATTATATTGCAACTATTAGTAGTGTTCCTAATTTAGGTGATTCAATTACAATAAGACACTTAATTAACAGCAGCTCTGGTTTAGGTTATACTTTTTGGGGGTTAGGAAATACAAGAGAAAATTATATTAATAACCAAAATTACACAGATTTTAATACAGGAATGGTTTATAATATAACTACTGGTCCAAATTATTTTCCTCCAGATAATAGTACATTTGCAAATTTCATAGCTTATATTCAATATTTGGAACAAACAGCTAAAATTAATGCTGGTTCACAAAATGTTGATATTTTTACATCTTATTATTATAATAAACCAGTTACATTTACAGATGCTATTATTGCGCGTACTAATTTCCCTTTATTGAATCTACCTGGAACAAAAACAAATACCAATTATGGAGCAGACCTAAACGTGTTGGGTGCAGTAATAGGTGCTGCATTACAAAAAAGAGGTCAAAATATAACAGCTGCTGATTATTGTAAAAATAATATATTTATTCCACTAGAAATGAATAATTCGTGGTTATCTTGTGGTTCATTGCCATATCCACAAATTGGTAAACAAAATATAATTGATTCTATGTTTTATAGAACAAATGTTTATGCAGGTACTCCTTTTGGAAATCAAAAATCAGTAAATGTTAATTATGATACATTATATGTTTCGTCTAATCCAAATGTTTCTGATGATGGTTTTGTGAGTCAATCTGTTAGTCAATTATTCCAAAATTATAAAGGTGTCAATGGAGATAAATATGCAGGTGGTTTTGCAGAATCAGGGATTGGTCCATTAACAGATTATACTAAAATACTTAAAATGATTATTAATAAAGGAATATATAAAAATTCAAACAATGCTTACGTTCGGGTATTAAAACTGCAATCTATTGAATATTTGTTAAATCCAAAATCAAATATTAATTTAAATGACCCAACAATAGGAATATGGTCATGTGGTGCAGGAACAACTAATTTTATTCAACCTTTTGAAACTTGGGCGGGTGGATTTGCTATTACTGCTAAATATAAGGGTGAACAATTACCCTTAGGCATTGGGTCAGATTGTAATCGTTGGATGGCATATTGGGGACACCATTTTATTTTTGATGTATTTACAGGAAATTACTTAGTTGGTGGTTCTGATTCTTCATTTGCTTCATGGACACCTACTCCAATTGGGTTTGAACCTGATTATTTTAAATTATGGCAAATTCTTACCCTTTACAATTAGATTTGTAATAACTTGTAATAACTTGTAAAAACTTGTAAAAAATAAAAATATAATAAATTATTACATATTTTTATTTATACTTATACTTATACTCATCTATGATTACTCATCTATGATTACCAATTTGGGTTTTGTAGCCTTTTTCACCTTCTTTGCAGCTGGTTTAATTACAATTATTTCCTCTGATTGTTCTTCTTGTGGTTCATCTTCTTGTGCTTCAGTTGCCTCTACAAGAACCAATTTCCTAGCTAATTTCACAGGTTTTTTCTTACCCATGGGTATAGTAGATTCTTCTACAGCAGAAATAGCACTTCTCTTCTTAATTCTAGGCTTAGATGCAGCCTTGGGTTTTTCAGGTCTCTCTTCAAATGTTTCTTCAATCAATTCATTCACCACCTTCTCAGCATTGACTGTACGAAGTTTCTTATAAACAAAATATCTATTTAAGAATGAAATTTTGCGTTCAAACGCATTCATTTCAGGTGCTTGTCCATAATCTTTCTTCTTGAATTTATTTTTCTTAATTTCGTCCAACATTTCATTAAAGAGTTCACTAAAGAGTCCAGAACCTTCAGGAAGTCCTAAATGCTGGGCTTCTTCACGCCCAACAAGTTCAAAACCATAATTGGTCATCAAGCGATTCAAGAAATCAAAATTCACCAAATATTCAGGAATCATTTTATTGATAGATTCTTGATAAACTTCTATTTTATATCCCACGCTAGTAATATCATCTTCAAATGTATCATATTCATAATCTTTTTTGACTTCCCATATTTTTGTATCTCCATCATAAATTTGAAAAGATTCACCTATTGGTTTGCTCTTCAACATTTGATATACTAATTTACCATCATAACATGTTCCTATGAAATAACCACCGATTTTGGTGCATTCAGCCAAGTTACGCATATAACTGTAGAGAATATTTTGGCTTTCAAAGAAATAATGAAGTGCGAATTGACAAGAGGCTATATTAAAACCATCTGCACCTTTACCCCATTGCCTTGCTACACCAGCGCCGAGTATGGATGCATCTTTTGTGCCATGTCCAAAAACCGCTTTCGTAGTTTGTATTGCACGGTCATTGAGCATAGCAGCACCAGAAGCAATATTTTGACTGCTATTACCATTGACAAATAATGCATAAGGCATGTTACGAAAATCTTTGCGATAATTAAGATACCTTGCACATGCACCATCAACACGATTTTCTAAATTATCCTTAGCTAAATCAATGCCAAATACAAATGATAATTGAGCAGAAATCCACTTGGGGAAATCACCACCTTTACCACAAGCAAAGTCAATGAGTGTATCACCTCTCTTGGAAACACTCTTAATAAGCTTATTTTTAACAAATAAATTATGGAAATCACGTAATCCACGAACAATATTACTTTTAGTTATAACATTATAATAAACATCATCATTTGATATTTCCTCAGGAATATTAGCACCAGTTCCAATCATTTGCTTAGTAATTGGACTATGAATAGAACGCCAATTACTATTTGCTACATGAAATGCGTTACCATAATTAGTCGCACCATTTCTGTAATCAGCAGTTTTATCATAACGAACTCTTAGAGGAATCCAACGCCACATACCTTCGCGAGTTAAATCATATGCAAATTCAACAATAGTATCATCACTAAATGTCTCACCTTCATGAGTGAACATTTGATTGACACCTGTATCATCTCTCTTTAACATAATATGGGCTATTCCTGCAGTAGGATCAGGTGGATTAGTAGGCATAAATACAGCCTTTTTATAGCTCCTTTCATTATCAACATTTTTATATTCAGGTAAGATATCATCAATTATATCCTGACATGGATTCAAATATCCATGTTCCTTTTCGTCAAATCCGACACATAATAAGAGTGTCTTATATTCATCTAATTGGTCAATTTGATTTGCAGCTAATCCAGATTGAAATATGGGAGTAACAAGGTCAGAACCTGTTGGAGTTTTCTTAGTTTTTACAAGGAAATCAATAGTATTATATTGAGGTGGTTTCCATTTGAAAGAATATTCCCAGGTTCTTTTGGATAATGGACCAGCTTCGCCGATTTTAGAGCCACCTACACCAAGACTAGAAGGAGTAAATATGAGACCATCAGTATTATATTCAAAATCCCCGCGCTCTTCTTGTTGTAAAATGAAATTGCAAGCTGCAAATATATTATCTTCTGGATTTGCAGGATAGAAACGCTTACACGTAATACGAAGAGGAGATGGTTCATCTTGTTTATCGCTACGATATGCTTCTAGATTTCTAATAATTGTCTTTAAAATAGGTAGGCGAAGTTTTTCAGGTTTTTCTTCAGGTTTGACTTGAACAAAACAAAATTGTCGCACATCTTTTCCATTTAAGAAATAAATATCAAATGCTGCATATAAATTTATGAATTTACCGTTCTTATCTGAAGGCACAATTTCACCGTCAATAATAGTGTTGAAATATTCCTTTTTTGAAGTTTGTGCTCCACTGAATGCAATCTTCATATTTGTATTCATTAAATAGATTTTACCGTCACTAGATATGATGAGAATACTGCGTTCACCATCGGCTTTATCTGTGACGGTATATCCTTTACGAATATTAGGGAATATAGCATTATTATTTGGTTCAGCAATATTTTCAATTTGCAGAGTATACGAACTGGGACCAATAAAATCTTTACTCTTTAAGAATCGTGATGTAGATTCATCAAAAGATTCTCCCTTAATAATTTTTAAATATTCAAACCCAATATCTTTAAGTTCTGGATAAGCCACAGGAAAATTGGTACCTTGAAGTCCAGATAATACAAATTTAATAACTTTGCGTAAAGCAACTTGTATTTTAGCAGCATTATCAAAATCAGTTTTTGGACCTATTCTCTGATTATCTACTTCAAGTTCTATTTCATAGGTTTCGCGATTAGTGAATAAACCAGCTTCTTGAGTAGTATAAAAGGAGTCACTGCGACTTTGCTGATTATAAGAGGTCTTCAAAATACTGATATCTACATTAATAGGATAATCAGGATGAGATAAAGTGACACGATTAATATATCTAAATTTTTTCTTTGAACGTTCCCATGAATTTATCATTCCCTTAACACGACCATCCATTTCATCAACATCTTCTTCTACTTGAAAAGATACACGAAAATTATAATCGGAGAAATCAGCAGGGTTCAAAGGAGTATCATCAAAGAAGAATTTTCCCTTTTTAATAAAGGATACAGACATAGGATTTGATTTGATCACATTTTTAATATTATTAGTTTTGCAATATTCTTGAATAGCAGTGAAACCATTAATTTCTGTTCTAATAGGAGAATCTCTGAACCTGCCAGATGTGTCTAAGAATTCATTTTGAATACGGAGCATGTAACGACCATTTGGATTTTTAGTGATAAAGCCGAGAGATTTTATTTTTGCAATAACATTATCGTAATCTATCTTAGTCAAATATTGGTTTCCCTTAGTACCAAAACGAACCTCTAACTCATTGTTTATTTTGGAATCTTTTACATAAGGTTGCTGACCCCAAAACTTTTCCATAATTAAGTCAAATTGCTTAGGAGGAGGTAGAAAAGGTACTTTTTTAAATTCTTTTCTCTCTCTAGGCTTTTCTAGAAGTAATGCTTCTAGGGGTTCATCTTTTTTTGATTTTTGTCCTTCTTGTGAATTTGGCTTTTCTTCTTTTTTTTCATCTTCGTTTTCATCTTCGTTTGAATCTGAATCTGAATAATCAAGCTGGGTTCTGGATACAAACTTTGAAGGTGGATCATCAGATGGAGTTTTGGCTACAAACTTTGAAGGTGGATCATCAGATGGAGTTTTAGCTACAAACTTTGAAGGTGGATCATCAGATGGAGTTTTAGGTGTGAATTTTGCATTTGATTCTAAAATATCAGTTTCAGATTTATTTTGAAGTGTTGCCATAGATATATATAATCAATACATAATTTTTATATTGTGTTCAATTTTTTATAATATAATGAATAATATAGTATATTTCCTTATATTATTTATTATTTTATTTCAATCTTATAAAGGTTAAATACTTTATCTAAACAGTAAATAGTAAAAAACAATAAAATATTATAATAGTAAAACAAAATATAAAAATATTATAATATTATAATATGTTTAATTTTTTGTTATTGGCGAGTGCAATTATATTTGTTTCCATTGATTTTATTTATTTAAATTTAATAAAAGATTATTTTTATAAACAAATTCAGAGAGTACAAGGTTCACAAATGAAAGTAAATATTTTTGGTGCAGTTCTTTGCTACATATTTTTGATTGTTGGAATTAATTATTTTATAATTAATCCAAAGAAAAGTGTGAGTGAAGCATTTTTATTAGGTATTGTTATTTATGGTGTTTATGAAACGACGAATTATGCCTTATTCAAAAATTGGTCATTGCTTACTGTAATAATTGACACATTATGGGGAGGTATTTTATTTGCTTTAACAACTTATTTAGTCAATATGTTGAGAAGTCATTAATCCAGTAATTAAATAATATTATATAATAATTACATATTCATAATAAGCAGTTCATACATTTCTTTTTTAGTTTTCTGACCACTACTAAAATCCAACCCAATTTTTTTACAAAGAACAGTTAATTCTTCCGATTTATAACTTCCCATTGCTTTCAATGGTTTATCTACGCTTTCCCAATTAAAATAATTCTCTCTATAATAACTAACTTGTTCTATAGATGCATCTAATTGTAGAGCATATTTAGAAGGGCAACGAATATTATCATCACACATAACAATATGAGTTTTTGTATCACTAGCCATAGTAGAAACCAAATCAAAACATTTTCGTTTATGGATAAAGAGCACATTAATTTCACTTGCTAAACAAAGAGCAATAAATGTCTTCATTCCAATTCTCTCTTTATTAATTAATTCATCTTCTACATCTTCCTTTATATTTTTTATTTTATGGGATTTCATATCTTTTTTATGAGACCGCAACAAATCAATACAACCAAATTTTGCAGACTTTTCGGAAATAAAACTAGTTGCACCTGGATATTCATATGCTATAAATCCATTTTTAATAATAAAATAACACCAAAACAATGCATCTTTTTCTTTTGGATAAAATAAATCCAATTTTGGCTGTACATTTGTTTGTTCTTCAATATTAAGAGAAATATCTTGATATTTTTTCTCTTTCTTCTCTAAGAATTGAGACGAACATAAAGCAGAATCAATTAATGAACTGGTCAACATATAATTTTGTAAAATATCTAATACATAATTATAATCAATTCCTTTAATATTATTATTATTTGCAAGTGACATTCTTATTATTTTTAATATGATTATCTTTATTATCTTTTCCAAAAAATGTATTTTTGAACTCTTCTTTTTGTTTTTCCAATTCATTCAAATTGAGTTCCTGAGTATTAACATATTGAATATATATTTTGAGTTCTTCAATAATAGTTTCAGGTAAATCTGTAAGATTTATATGAACTCCGTATTTGTTTTCGTTCAAAGTCACCTGATTTGGATATTTAGAAAAAATGCGTAAAACTTCTACTTGATTAAATTTAGACATAGTTTCAATCTTATCGCGAATAGAATTAAGTTCGGTAACATCCATGATTATATTGTTTAATTATTAAAAAACTTTTTAAACTGAAATAAATAAAATATAAAAAATAAAGAATATATCTATAATATAAATGACTCAAGTATTATCTTCCAAATTTATTGGCATTATGGCTTTTTATATTGTTCTTTCATATATAATTGGTCCTGTTGTTGGTTATTATTTTCTAGGTAAAACAGCTAAATCAGCTGGTACAGGATTTGTAGTAGGTAGTATTTTATCTATTATTTTATGGTACAGTTATGGTTCTAAAATGGTATAATAGTTTACTCTGTAATAACAAGTCTAGGTTTCCCCTTTGATTTTTTAGAAATTTCAAAATCTTTTTTCTCCACAAGCTGAGCAATAATAGATACATATTTGTCATTAAGTTCAAAACGCTGACCAATAACACGGGCAACAAATTTATCACCCTCTTTAATTTCAGAGAATTGATCACTAGAATAATGATGGTCTCTTGTAATAAATGCAACTATTGGACTTGGTTTTTCCTCAGAGCTTTCTGCACGAATACCAGCTTTTGTAATATTTTTTGCTTCACATTGAATCAACATACCTTCAACAGGACAACATATAAGACACTCAAAAACGACCTCAAAAATTACATCACTGCCTTTTATAACACCACTAGAATAAGTAATAATTTTTGAACTACCAAATTTAATAAATCCTTCAGCCACACATTTACCTTCAAAATTATATGCAATATCTTTTTCAATTGTTTGCTTGAGATTATTGCCGATAACAGTGATTGGAAGGATAATAGAACGTGTCAATAATCCAGGTGAATAAATACCTGAATAACGTATTTCACGTTTCTTGAATTTAGGTTTTTGAAAGGATTTTGAAAATTCAGATTGTGGTTGTTGTTCTTGTTCCATCATTATTTACTTATTATATTATAATAAGATTCTTTTAATTATTTTTCAATTTTATTATAAAATAATTAAATCAATGTCATTTTAGAAGTTTATATAGACACTTTTATAGAAATTTATTTAAAGCAGCCAATTCTATATTAAGAAACCATATTTTTCCATCCTTTCTCTCGTTATTATTATTTCTAAGAACAAATTCAATGATAGTGCAGAATTCAGCCTGTCCGATTGTTTTTGTATTATTCTTATCATATTTGTCCTCTCCTAGAATTTCATTTAATACTTGTATTTTCTTTGATTTACCAGATTCATCACATCTTGCACCAGTATTACGTTTAGCCTGAATATCTTTTATTTTAAAAACCATATAACTATTTTTTTGGTCTTTTCCAATGAAACCAACTAAATTTGAATAATCTGTTTTCTTAAAAGTAAGATTATCTACTAAGTATTTATTTGCTTCTCTTTCATCTTCAGGTTCAGCTTTAATCCATTTTTTTTTAGAATCATTCCAAATAACAAATTTATTTTTATCTTTTGTATATAGAACAAATGCATTGAATCTAATAGTTTTAATAATTCCTTTTTCTAAATATTTTTGAATCATATCTTCAAAGCTATTAGATTCAACATCTCTCAAATATAAATAATTTAATAAATATAATTTATCTTTATTATCTAACATATCAACTAAATGTTCAATTAAAAGTTCTAATACTTTTTTATTTGGCAAATGTAAATCTTTAATTAATTTTTTCATTGCTATTCCACAATATTTATAAAAATTTTCTTCTCCTCTTGGAATTTTTTGTATTTTAGATGAAGATTCTAATGCAGTATCAAAATTTTTCTTCATTTTTTCTAAAACTTTTATCCCTGGTTCAGTTTCAGATTTAGTTTGTTCTTCACCAGCATCTAATACAGTTTGTGGTTCTAATTCTCCAATTTCTTCAATATTTGGAGCAGCAATTACTTCTCTCATTATATCTCTTTTAATATCAAATTTAATAGCATCCGGTTTATAATCTATAGGAACACTTCTATCAAAAATAGATATATGTTCATTATTTAATTCACTTGGTTGAAATAAGTAATATTCTCCAATATTGACTAAATAACCAGTACGACCATAACGGTCAACAATAAATTCACTTGTATCTTCAACTAATTGAGTAAGTGCAGCATAAATTTGTACACGTGGATATTCGCGTGGAATATTAATTCTTTTAATTAAATCTTCTTTTAAATAAAAATATTTTTCTTTCATTAATAAACGAATTTTCTTTAGAATTTTTTCAGAATTCATTGCAATAAAAGCTTCATTATATGTGAAATCATTTGGTTCTCCAATTTTTTTATTTGGGTTGCAATCATAATTACATTCCATATAATCACATGCAGATGAATAAGGTACATCTCCAACTTTAAAATTATCTATTGTTTTACCATTAGAAAGCTCTTGTCTTACATCAACATCTAAGAAATCTTGGGTTAATTTCATTTGACTATGATTGAGAATGCAGTCAACCGCATTTTCTTTTAATAAACGACTTACTTTACCTATTTGAACAGCTTTATATTCAGCAACACGATAAACATATAAATCTGCTGCTTCTTGCTCTAAGTTTTCAAGTAGTGTTCCATATAAAAATAATTGCACATTGCGTTTTATAAATGGTAGACTTTTATGACTAAAATTACGAACAGCACGACCAATAATCTGTTCTATTCTGCTCATATTATACCATGGCTCCAAAATATGGACTTGACGTAAATATTTGAAATCAATCCCTTCAGTACCAGCTTGGGAGATTAATACTACTTTGATTTTTTCGCCATTTTTATTATCTTCATTTGTAATAGATTTAACTTCAAAATCGTTATTTGGAGAGAGACGAGGATCTCCAGTAATCATACAATATTTGAATCCCTTAGTTTTTGAACCAGGAGGAGTTTTAAATAAGGATTTTGCACCATCACCAAAGCGAGTGAAACCGATTTCTTCTAATGCAAGAGCCATTGGTATTAAAGCGGCATCAATATATTGAGAATAAATTAAAGCAATTCCTTCAGAGTTAATAACATTATCACAAATATTTTTAATTTTTGCACTGTATTTTCCAATTTCATCTGGAGAGAAAATTCTTCCATAAGTTTTTAAAGTTTTAGATTTGTATTCAAATGCACCTTTGAATGGGGGTTTATTACTATCTACAAAATCCATTATTCTTTCAAGGCCCTTTTTACCGACTAAATCATTTGGACTAATATAAATATTTTCTGAGGATTCAGAGGTCTCTCTGCTGCTTTTTCCGCCTCCCTTAGAAGATAAAGAACTCATACTACTTGCTCTTCTAACTAACTCAACTTTTTGAGGCATAGATTTCTTATTATCTATTTCAGTGTGTGTATAATATGATTCATCTTCATCTATTTCAGTATGTGTGGATTTTGATTCTTCAATTTCACTTTCAGGTTTTAAAGTATCTATTATTTCTTCTTGCTCACCAGCGGATTCAGGGACATATTCGTCTAATATAGTTCTCTCTAAAGATTCAACTACATCTTCTTCATCTTCTACATCTTCTACATCTGCAAGAGAAGAATCATTTTGAATTGATTCAATATTGCTTAAACTTTTAGAATCACTAATGCCAGTTTTTTCAATATTTTGAACAACAGACTCTAAACCTTCAATCGGATAAACCATAATGAGAGATTCTAAAGGCATCGCTAATAAAACATACCCAAATGAATCCATATTTTCAAAATTAGGCATATCTTTAATAATTCCAGTTTTTGTTGTAATACTGATTTTTTTATTTTTTAAATTTTCAATAATAAATTTATAACCTAATGATTGATATGTTCCAATTGTTACTAAATAAACATCTAAAAATTTGAGTTGTTCATCTGGTAAAATTTCTTTTCCATTCATTTGATACAATGGATATTTATGTTCCTTAAAAGTGTGTTTAGGAGAAAAAATAGAGGGATAAACTTTAAACGGAAAAGTATATGGGTTCTCTCCTTTTACAAAAGAAATATATCCAGTTGCCTTCCTTATAAGCAACTCCTTACCAATTTCTTCACCAACGCTATTCTTTTTAAACTCACCATTTTTATCAAATATATCTTTTATTTCAATAGTGGCACGCTTATCATTTTTATTCATTAAATTTAAAAGCCAAACAATTTCCTTATAATCATTATACATAGGCGTAGCAGATAATAATAAAATTCTCATATCTTGTGTAGCCTCTACAAGAGTCATAACACTATCTGCAACTAATTTGTTAGTAGTATCACCAGAAGTACGAATATTGTGCACCTCATCTATGATAATAAGACGACCATTAAATTCATTCTGTAAATTAATGCGTTGTTGACGAATAATAGATTTATTATCTTTTGCTTCACCAAAGAAAACTTTCTCTCCTTTCACACGCTTTGGTTGCTTCATTCCTTTTGGTTTTCCACTTTCCACTTTCATAATATAATTTGCAAATTCAATATAACCAATAAAAATATAATAAGTATTAATAAGTGAATTAATTTGATATATTATTTTTTCTTTGGGTATACCTTTCATATTCATTGGATTAATTTCTTTTAATAACTTATTTCCTGTACAATCGCGAATGTTCCAGAGTCCATCTACTAATTTGAGTTTTCTCTCATCAAAGATGGCGCGTCGGAAGTTATCTTGAACATTGGGAGATGCAACAATAATAATTTTCTTAGAAATACCCATTTGTTTCATATAATCGCGCATTTCTTCTGATACACCTATTGCAGAACAAGTTTTACCTGAACCTAATCCACCATACAAAAGCATGCTATTATAAGGAGTTTGAAAAGATAAGAAATTCCTTATGAAGGCTTGATTGGGAGAAATCTCAAAGTCAGCATTAGCTAATTCTTCAGCACGAGCTTGAATATCATCATAAACTTTATCATCCATTTTATTATCTGCGAATTCGGCTTTTTCAGCAATTTTAATATTAAAATTTGGGTCATTTAAAGTTGGATATAAAAATGGATTATCTGTTTCAGGTTCTTGTTCTAGTTGTTCTCTCTCTAAGAATTCTTTTCTTAATAAGAATTTATTGCAATCATTATTAGAATCATACATATTTTCAGGTTTGCAATCATTATTTTCAAATTCAATGTTCAGTTTGTCCATTTCATCTTTTATATTAATTTTTGGTTTTTGTTGTACAATAGGCATTTCGGGTTCTTCATCCAAAATTACTAATTTTTTTTTAGATGCTTTTGGTTTTTCTGGGTTTGATTTTAATTTTCTTGACATATTATATCTATAATATAATATGATTTATTTATTATGAATATAATCTATATTCTTTCAAAATTTTATCAATATTAGATATTAATTTTTTTTTCTCTAAATGGTAAGGCCTGATGGCTTCTAAACATTCATCAATTGTCATCCATTTTAATTTTGAAACTTCATTTTTTTGAAAATTATCTAATGAATCAATAATTTCATTCATATAAGCTAAGTAGTATTTGTGTTTGTATGATTTATGATTAGAACCTATAAATATTTCCTCAAATGGCAATAAATTTTCAATAACAACAATATTATTTCTAGAATATCCAGTTTCTTCTTCAAATTCACGAAGCGCACATTCAATATCTTTTTCTTGAAAATTACGTCTACCTTTTGGAAATTCCCATTCAGTTTCACTCCATTCTGTATTACTATTTTTAACAATATCTTCTAATGTTATTTTTTCACCATTTATATATAATCCATTTTTCAATAATTCAAATTTCTTATAGGATGATATTTCTTCATTACGATATTGTGAACTATTATTGTTTATAGTTCCCCATAATGTTTTCCATAAAGTTTCAAATGATTCATTTATAATTCGCGTTTTTTCTGTCATAGACATTCCGTCAATGTATTTAGTTAACTGAGGAATATTATTACATAAATATTTACCTCTTATAAAATCAATATAACCAAAACTATCTTTACGACGAATCATTAAATATTGTGGACCTTTTTCTGAAGGCCTGAACAAAATGATACCATAACTTGTAATTGGTAATTTGCATTGATGGAATAAATGACCTCCTTTACCACAATTATTACATACATTATTATTTTTGTTCATATGAATGAATAATTATAATAAAGACTATATGTTTATACTCTTTCAATAAATAAATTATATTTTATAAAATTGTAAAGATAGGTTTGGTTATGTTGATTTTATAAGAGTTAAAATTATGGGTAAATAATATTATTTTATTCTAAATGGGTTTAGATTCATCTGTGTGGGGTCCACATTATTGGTTTTTTCTGCATACTGTAGCAATGTGTTATCCTCATAGACCAAATACAATAACGAAAAAGAAATACTATGATTTTGTACATAATATTCCAATGCTTATTCCGATTGAAAACATGGCATCTTATTTTAGTAAGTTATTAGATGAATATCCAGTAACACCTTATTTAGATTCAAGAGATGCATTTATTCGTTGGATGCATTTTATACATAATAAAATAAATGAAAAGCTAGAAAAACCCAAAATAAGTTTGGAGAAATTTTATGCAGTTTATTATGAAGCATATAAACCGAAGGATGTTAAAATGCAAGAAATTTATAAAATAAGAGGAAAAATAATATATGTTTCAATAATTCTAATAATTATTTTTGTTATTTATTATTTTTACAATAAATAATATTGATAGAATATAGGATATGATTCCATTAAATACTAATAATAGAGAAACAATCATCCAGAGCCAAGATGGTGGAAAGCCATTAGCTTCTGGTGGATTTGGTTGTGTATTCAAACCAGCATTAAAATGTAAAGATAAAAACAAAGAGAGAAAACTCACTAATCAAGTTAGTAAATTAATGTTAAAAAAATATGCAAAGAAGGAATATAATGATGTTGTTAAATTTATTCCATATTTAAAAAAAATACCAAATTATGATAAATATTTTTTAATAAAAGATTTTAGTATATGTCAACCTGATACATTGAATGAAGAGGATTTAGATGGTTTTGATTCTAAATGCAAAAATCTTGTTAAGAAAAAATTTACAAGGAAAAATATAAATGAAGAGAGAAAATTGAGTATGTTAGCTTCTGTAAATATGCCATACGGAGGAATAGATGTTGGTGATTATATAGAGGAATCAAAAATAAAAAATAAATTAAATTATGAAAAATTGCTTGTTCTTAATGATTGTTTATTAGAACTTTTAAAAAATGGAATTTTACCAATGAATGAAGAACATATTTATCATTGTGATTTGAAAGATTCCAATATTTTGGTAGATGAAAATATGAATTTAAAATTAATTGATTGGGGAATATCTTGTAAATATGATGGCGAACAAAGTGTTCCAAAGGTTATACAAAGGCGTTCATTTCAATATAATTTACCTTTCTCAAATATTTTGTTTAGTGATAGATTTTATGATTTATATAAAAAATTTTTAGTAAAAAAAAAAGAACCAAGTTATTTAGATGTGCGTGAATTTGTAATAGATTTTGTTTTATTATGGTTAAAAGAAAGGGGACCAGGACATATAAAAACAATAAGTAAAATAATGAAATACTTATTTGAAGATACTATTAAAGATATAAATAATGAATTTAAAGAACATATAATTGAATATAATTACACATTTCATTTTATTTTGGAATATATCACAAAAATATTAATAAAATTTACAAGAAATGGTGAATTTGATAAGATAGCTTATTTGAATATATTTTTAAAAAATATTGATATATGGGGTTTTACTATGTCTTATATTCCAATAGTAGAAATAATAAAAAACTCTAAAAAAATAACTAAATTAGAAGTGGAAGTAATTGAAAAAATTAAAGATGCAGTTGTTTTTTTATATGATTATCCAGATACAATTATTGATGTAAATAAGTTGATGAATATTTTGAATGAATTAAACACTATTTTTAAAAGGGGAATTTTAATTCCTAATAAAAGAACAAGTTTAAAAAGTACTATTACTTCTTTATCTCTAAAGTCAACTTTAAAAACAATGTTAAGAGAGAAAAGCAAAAGAAGTAGGACTGCTAAGGGTAAGAAAGAAAGGAAAGAAAGGAAAGAAAATAAAAAAAATAAAACAATAAAAAATAAAACAATAAAAAAAAGTATTTTTCATTAGACTCAACAAAAAGAAAATGATACAAACTTTTTATATAAGGTAATATATAAGGTAATTAATGAAACTAGAACTATTTATTATTGGTGTTACAGGATTTTTGATATATAATGCTTATCATGGTGGAAAATATACAAAGATGTATACTCAATATAAAAAATATATTCAAATGGCTTTTTTTGCTATTTTGGGATTTTCTCTCTACTTATTAATTAAAAGAAACCCATCAAAGTGTAAAACAATGCTTTTACATGCAAACAATGTTATTAAATATATGCCAATAGATAAATCATCAATAGATATGTTAAGTCCAATTATTGATTTTACAGGAGAAAGAATGAATGAAAGTCAAGATGGTTGTAGCTTTATGCAAGGATTAAATGGTATTAATAATAGTTCAGAGAGAAGGCTTCTCTCTTCAGGTACAAAAGCAACTAAGCGTTCAGTAAGTGAAACTAAAAAGAAATATGTTGCGTCTATGCAAAATTGGAAATGTGGACATTGTAATAAACAATTAACTGCCTGGTTTGAGGTAGATCATAAAATGAGATTAGAACATGGAGGGACAAATGAAGTAAGTAATTTAGTGGCATTATGTAGAGAATGTCATGGAGAGAAAACAGCTTTTGAAAATATGTAAAAAATAAGAGTAATATTGTATAATACTATTATATAATATTATATTATGAGTAATCCGACAAATCCAATTGATGAATTAAATTATGAAACACCTTCAGGATGGAAATATAATATTGGTAAATTTTTTAATAATCAAAAAGAAGCTGCAGGGAAAATGAAGGATTATTTGAAAACAACTTCAGAAAAAAATATGAATATGTTAAATCAAGAAGAATTCAAGATATATGGAATAACAATGTTATTATCAATAATAGTATTTATTTTGATTGGTATAATGTTAATTTATAAGACGACTAAAAAACCAGTTATAATATCTATTATTTTTGCGATTGTTTTTACTATTTTATATCGTGTAAATTACAATTTTTTTAATAAAATATTAGGTTCTCCAGCAAAAGATGCATTATTTTATAATATAGGATTAGTATTTTTATTTGCCATATTGCCATATGATTATAAAGAAAAATATGCATATATTATTTTACCTATTATTGTATTTTATGGTATAGTAATATTTTATAAAGCTTTTACTTTTCATAAAAATGAACAAGGAATAAACTTTATAGATTTAATAAATTTAGAAAGAATAAATTATTCATTAATTATATTAGCATTAACAATATTTATATTAATATTATACATAACAAATCCAGGAGGATATATAACTAGATTTTCATGGTTTGGTATTATAATTATAATTTCTCTTTATATTATTGGTTTTCTGTATTTAAATACAATAATGAGAACGAGAGATTCAAATTCAAATTCAAATTCAAATCCAAATGATAAAAATAATGGTTCAACATCAGGAATGAACATGTTTTCATGGATAACATTAATTCTTTTTATAATATCATTTTGTTTACTTGCACCAGATATATTTACAGATAGTTTTTTGAATAAAAAAGATGAATATGTACCATATACATTAAATAATAATGAATATGTACCAGATACAATAAATAATTCTTATAATAAAAAATTTATAAATCCCAAATCATTACCAAATGCAAGTATTATATGTTTTTCAATAATATTATTTACATTATTATTAATTGCGTTTGTTAAAAGTTTATTTTTATACTCAAAAACAGATGAAAGTTTTGTAAAAAATATTCAATCTACTTTAGAAAAATTTAGTAAAATTTCACAAAGTATATTTTTAATACTTCTTGGAATAACAGCTACATCAACATTACTATATTGGATAATCATGTTTTATCAAAAAGTTGTAATATCAACCAGCATTGGTAATATAATAATATATTCAATTGCATTAATTGCAATTAGTTTTTTAGTATATAAATTAGTTGTACAAACTGCTGCATATAAAGATAGCCCACTTTTTCAATTAATTTTTAATGCGGTGTTTTATATTCCTTGTCTTCTTGTTTCTCTTTTTGATGCAATACCTTATGATATAAGAAAAAATTTCAAACCATCAACTGAAACTATACCTAACTCTTATTATGTAATTTTATTAATAAGTATATTATTATTAGTTGGTTATTTTTCAATGCCATTTATTTTAAGAACATTTACACAACAAGGTGGACAATTATTGATAAATCAACCAATTACAATTAATAAAGCAACAACACTTGCATCATATGAACAATTGAATAAAAGCATAGATAATCACAGTTATCAATATGGTTTATCCTTTTGGTTTTATATAGATAGTTATTCACCAAGTACAAATAAATCATATGAAGGATATGCAAATATTTTGGATTATGGTAATAAACCAAGAATAATATATAATGCATCAACAAATACATTAAGAGTAACAATGAAAGTTGGTGAAGGAAGTAAATCAACTGATAAAATATTACAAAGAAAACTAGATGCAAATGGAAATTTAATTATATATGAATTAAAAAATGTAAAATTACAAAAATGGAATAATATGATAATTAATTATAGTGGCGGTGCATTAGATATATTTTATGACGGTGAATTAGTAAAATCATCAATTGGAATAATACCATATTATAATAATACTGAACCACAAACAGAAACAACAACATCAATAGATGATAGTAATTATAACAACTTAATTGTTGGTCAAGATAATGGATTATATGGACAAATATGTAATGTAAATTATTTCAACAAAGCTTTAAATATTTTTCAAATACATTATTTATATAATTCAGTGAAAGATTATACACCACCTGCATTAATTTCAACAGATAAAGTTATTAAAATAGATGCAAATATTGGAACAGGTAATATATTAGGGGAATCAACTATTATGGCTGATTTACCACCTGAAGAAGAAAATACATATCCATCAGAACCAACTGATGCACATAATGCAGATATGGCGAAAGATACAATAAAAGATAAAACAGATTATTTATCATTAAAATGGTATTTTACTGCAAATAAAGATATTTATAATTCAGCATAAATTAAAGAAAATATAAAAAGGTTTAGAATAATTAATGATAGAAAAAATTCTATCATTATATTATATTATGAATATTCGCAGCATTCTAGTTATTATTGCTATTATCATATTGTTGTATATTGCTGTAAGATATATAGCATATGATGTAAATACACTTACTGGAGTAACTAGTGGTACAACACAACAAACAATTGAAGCATCTAGTTTAGCGACAGATGGTTCAAATCCAAATCAAAGTAACTTTGCATATTCTATTTGGTTCAATATTGATGACTGGACATATAGATATGGAAAACCCAAAGTATTATTTGGAAGGGTTGGTCAGCAACAAAATGCAAATGGAACCGCAGAAAATCCTTGTCCATTAGTTGCTTTAGGTGCAATTGAAAATAATTTAATTATTAGTTTAACATTGAGTGGTTGTACTCCAACTGAGCAATCAACGGAAAATACACCATTATCTAATAATATGTGCATTCATAGATGTATTGTAGCTAATATTCCAATTCAAAAATGGGTAAATTTATTAATAAGTGTTTATGGTCAAACTCTAGATGTTTATATGGATGGAAAACTAGTAAAGACATGTGTAATGCCTGGAATTGCACAAATTTATCCAGAACAGAGTGTGTATGTTACACCTTATGGAGGATTTTCTGGATGGACCGCAAAATTTCAATATTATCCAAATGCATTAAATCCACAAGAAGCTTGGGATATTTATCAAAAGGGATATGGACAAAGTTGGTTATCTAGTATTTTTGGAAAATATCAAATTAAGATTTCCTTTATTGAAAATGGAACAGAAAATAATAGTTTTACAATTTAATTCCCTTTTTCTATAATATATATATATGTTTAGTCAACAAAATTCTTCATCATTAATTCCTGGTTTTGGAAATGGCTCTTCATCTAATAATGCAGGAGGAATGTTTGGTTCTGGTAGTAGTTCTTCTTCTGGTTCTGGTTTTGCTTCTGGTTTTGCTTCTGGTTCTGGTTCTGGTTCATCAGGATTTAATGATTTTATGAATTCTAACAGTCTAGTTGCTAAAATTTCATTCTTACTTTTAGCAATATTTGTATTTTTAATAGTATTACAGTTTTCAATTACATTCTTGGTATGGCTTGGAACACCTGGAGGAAATGTTAAATTATTTACTGGTATGGTTGATGGTAAACAAAGAATTGATATTCCACAAGATCCTAATATTGAAGGTGCGAAAACAGTCATGAGATCTGTAAACACTCCAGAAGGTATTGAATTTACTTGGTCTGTATGGATTTTTATTGATGATTTGAATTATAAATCCGGACAATATCGTCATATTTTCCACAAAGGAAATGAAGAATATAGTTCTGATACCCAACAATTAGGATTGAGTATGCCAAATAATGCTCCTGGATTATACATATCTCCTAATACAAATGAATTAACAATATTTATGAACACATTTGATGTAATAAATCAAGAAACAAGAATATCTAATGTTCCTTTAAATAAATGGGTAAATGTAATTATTCGTTGTAAAAATTCTACACTAGATGTATATATTAATGGAACCATTACAAAAAGTACTAAGTTATTAGGTGTTCCTAAGCAAAATTATGGAGATGTATATGTTGCAGCAAATGGTGGGTTTTCTGGATATATTTCTAACTTATGGTATTTTAATCATGCTTTAGGAACAAATGAAATTCAAAGATTAGTAAGTAAAGGTGCAAATACAAAAATGACTGGAAGTAATGCAATTAATAATACTAATACTAATAATTATTTATCTTTGCGTTGGTTTTTTTATGGTGGTCAATAAATTATTTTCATATTATAATGTATAATGGATAAAAAAAAATTAATCATGATAGGCGTTGGAGTTTTATTTTTAATTTTAATTATACGTAATATTACATTTGTTACTGTAAAACCTGAAACAACTACTAAAAGTGCAACTGTTGTTTATAGAAATCCGCCTAATGTGAATACATATTATGTGAATACAAATCCACCACGTTATAACTCATATAAAGCACAATATTATAATTAAATTTTATGAATTGTTACATTATTATATTGTTACATTACATTATTACAAAATTTTACATTATCTTGACATATATTTTTATAAATAACTAATATATGTCAAATATATATCCAAATAATCCAAATAATAATTCAACAACTACTACAAATTATGCATATTTACCTCAACCACCTAGAGCTTGGACCCGATTTGAAAATTCATGTGTGTATTTATCAACAACACAAACAGACCCAAATGCAAGTATTTATGTACCACTTTTAAAACAATATGTGACTATAGGTGAATTAGCATATATTAATCAAATGTATAAAAAAGGTAATATTCTTCAATATAAAGCAAATAGTAGTAATTTAACAAAACAACAAAGATATTCGCAAATTGCTCGTGGATTATGGACAAATAGAACCACCACTTGGGCAACTCAAAGTGATACATATAGTAATCCAAATACACAGAGTTTAAAACGAATTAATTATGGAACAATTCCTTTGGTTCCTGGTACTGAAAACACTACAGGTTCTTTATGTCCACCTATTCCTATAAGACCTTTATATAGTGTTTTACCTGCAACAATAATACCTGATCCAGGTAGAGAAGAACCGCCTATTGACCCACCTCCTGAAGAACCTCCTGCCGGAGAAGAAAGCAAATTAATGCCTGCTTATATTACACCAGCTCAACCTGCAGAATCTACTTTAATTCAAGATGGTGGAAATTTAATTTGTAATCAAATTGAAAATATTTGTACAGGTGAGATTATTAAAGAACTTACTGGGTCAGCACAATGTGCACCAACTACTGCATCAGATGTACCAGGTATACCTCAAGAATTATGTTGGAATGATGCTTTAAATACTTATTTCCCTCGTCAACAATTGAATTATGGGACAAGTAGTGATAAGTTTCCTGAAAATTATAAAGGACTTGTAAGTGCTGTGAAACCGATTCCTCCTATCTTATCAGTTGAACAATCAAGCATAATTTATGTTAATAATTCTGGAACAATTACATTAAATTGGGAATTTAATTATTCATCATGCATTCCTATTATTAGTTTTTTATTATATGAAAATGGTATTCTTATTGAAACAATTAACTATGAATATAGAAGTATTTCTTTAAATAATTTACCTGTTTTAACTAATTTAAATTTTACATTAATTGCACATTCTACTAGTGGAGATTCTGAACCTTCTAATTCTGTAAATGTATATATTGCACCACCATAAAGCAAAGAAAAATCAACAATATTATTTTATGGTCTCATTTCAGGATACATACAAATTTGCTGACTTGGATAAATATCACCTGACATGCATTGATC